AAAAAGGCAACTTTATTCCTCCGGCCGGAAGCATTCCTTTCGGTTACATTCGCAACCCGGAGCAGGAAACCTATGACGTAGATCCGGTAGCTGCACCCATTGTCCGCAGAATCTTTGAAATGCGAGCGGAGGGAATGAATCTGAATAATATCTGTACGATACTGAACCGGGAAGGTGTTATCTGCCCAGGTAAACACCGCTATGACCGTGGCATCTCCAAAGACAAGCGCTTCGAGAATGCGTGTTGGATTCGTGGAACTGTTCGAAAACTCCTCAGTGATCAGGTCTATTTGGGACATCGGGTGCACGGCCGCATTAAAGGTGATAAGTACGGTGACGAGAAAACCAGACGCAGTTCTGATGAATGGATCATCATCGAGAACGCGCATCCTGCGATCATCACGCAGGAGCTGTATGACAAAGCACAGGCAGTATCGGAGGAAGCACAGGAGCGTCGTAAGAGCTTTAAGCAGAACGAAGCACCTGCTTTGGATTACCGGGACCTATTTCGGGACAAGATCGTTTGTGGCCACTGCGGCAGTAATATGTCTGCCAGAAAGGCCACAGGACGCCCCGGAGCCAATCTTCCTGCTTGGCTGTTTTATGACTGCAACAATTATCATTACTCCAATAAAACACGGTGCAGTTGCCACTATGTCCGCCAAGAGATCATTATGGACAGTATCCGGAATCTCTTGAACCAGCAGGTTATGGTTGCTGTTGATGTAAGCGCAATGCTTACTGCGCTCCAGAACCGGCCCAGTACAAACGAGTATATCCGGCAAGCGAAGGAACGATATCGTGCAGCGGTGAATAATCGGAAAAAGATCCAGGAACAATTGGATCAACTCCTAATCGATCTGACAAACCGCATCATTGATCGCGGTACCTACGAATACACCAAGAAACGCTATGAGGACAGACTGGATGTGGCACTGGAGGAAGAGCAGCACGCTATGGAAGATATGAATGCCGTGCCTGCTACCGTTGCTGCATCCAAGCAATGGGTCAATGCTCTGTACCAGTACTGTGAGCTTCCGGAGATCACACGAGAACTGGTTGAACTGCTGATCGACCGTGTTGAAATCATGGACGGCAGTAACATCCGTGTGGTGCTTCGATATGCAAACCCTTACAGCCATCTGGAGAGCCTGAAACAGCGGATGGAGGGGATCCGTCATGCTGTATGATCTGATCGATATTATCTACCTCCGCTTGTCAAAAGAGGATGGAGATGTTGCAAGCGGAACTGAGGAAGAAAGCTGCAGTATCAGTTCACAGAGGACCTGCATTCACCGCTATCTCCGGGAACACCATATGGATCCGGATTCCTTTGAAGAGATCGTGGACGATGGTTATTCCGGCACCTCTATGCACCGACCGGGTATGTCCCGCCTGATCAAATTGGTGGAACAAGGGCGAGTGCGCTCTGTTATAGTTAGAGATCTGTCCCGTTTCTCAAGAAACTATCTGGAAGCAGGTCACTACCTGGAATTTGTCTTTCCCACTTACGGCGTTCGCTTCATTTCTATCAACGATCAGTTTGACAGTGATGCGGTTGGAGAGTCTACCGGTGGCTTGGAGCTTGCTATCCGGAATCTGATCAACCAGATGTATAGCAGGGATATCTCCAAGAAGATCAAGAGCGCCGTCGATATCAAGAAACTGAACGGTGAGTTTGTGTATGGCACCGCTCCCTATGGCTATAAGAAGGGACCGAAAAGAAACACCATCGTTATTGATGAGACTGCTGCCATCATTGTAAAGAAGATCTTTCTTTGGGCCAGTACCGGCGAATCTTGTTCGGATATAGCCAAACGGCTGAATGCAGAGGGTGCTTTAACGCCCTCCGTATACCTTGCGGCCATACGCGGCAAGTACAAGACCAAGTCAGTCTGGACCTATGAGTCTGTCCGTAATATTCTGCTGAACCGGATATACACCGGAGACACCGTACCGTTTAAGTCTCATGTGGTCCGGGTTGGTAGTGACCGCACGAAGGCTATCCCGGAAGATCAGCAGATCGTTATTCCCAACACCCATGAGGCAATCGTGTCCAGAGAACTGTTCTTCCAGGCACGAAACGCACAGAAAAAGTATGCACCCAGAACGATGGATCCCAACAGGCAACCGTATCTGTTCACTTCGCTGCTGGTCTGCGGCTGCTGTGGCAACCGTTTGATACGCGGCAAGGTGCAGAATAAGGAGTGGCGCTGTACGACCCACAGATACGATCCTACAGCTGCGTGCAAGGATGTACGCATCAATGACGAAAAGCTGTCCGGTATTGTGCTCAGGGCTGTCCAGACCCAAAGTAAGTTGCTGGACGCCAAGGTTAAGCGACTGCGCGTCAATAGTCGCTTCACCAAAACTACAGAGGAAGTCGTGCAGGCGGAATGCCGCTCGCTGCGTAAAGAACTGGACAAGATCTACGCAGAGAAGATGGATGCCTACGAAAAGTATGTTGCCAAAACGATTACCAAAGAGGAATTCCTTTCCATCAAGGCTTCTTATGCCACAAGGGAGCAGTCCGTTACGGCTCAGCTGAATTTTGCAGAAGCAAAATTGGCTAACCTTACGGAGCAACTGAAGATGGACGCCCACCATATTGCCAGCAGCAAGCCCTTGATCGATTATCAGGAGATCGACATGCTTGACCCTGACATCCTCAAGGAACTGGTGGAACGAATCTGCATCTATCCGGACGGAAGAATGAAGATCATTTGGAACTTCTCCGACGAAGTCTCTGAACTGCTCAAGCAAGATTTGGCTCCCGTACAGGAAGCCGCAGGATAAATCGCTTCTTACAGAAAGGATTGGGTCGAATGAAAGTAACTATGCTCAGCTCACTGCTGAAAGATACCAAGCTTGTCCTGCAGAAGTGTCGGGAAGCCGCATGCCCTGTTCTCGTGCAGGCATGTGGCAACCCCGTACTGGTGATCATGGATGTTGCTACATTCGATCACCAGTTCAAGGACGCAATGAAATTACCCAAGGGGCATGTGTATGTTGCATACCGTCCCCTTAGAATGCCGATCTCTCTATTGAAAGGCATAGGCCAAACGATAGCAGCCTGCGATAAGGCGGACGAGCCGATCTATTTGCAGAAGTTTAATAAAGACGAGCTTGTCGTGATGAATTGTACCGTATATGCGCGTTTGCAGAAGGAATGCAAACCCTGTCACTAAAAGGAGGATATAATGAGCAAACAAAAAGCTATTGGTTATGTAAGAGATTCCCGGGGTAAAGCCACATCGATGGAGAATCAGAGAACCCTCATCAAGCAGTATTGCGAAAAGCAAGGCTACGAATTGATCGATTACTTTGAAACCAAGAAGACGCTTGATGGAGATCAGCTTGACCGCTTGGAAGAGTACATCCGTGAGCACCTCGGTATCGCGTATGAAGTGGTTCAGCTAATTCCCACAACACTAAGCCGGCTGGGCAAATCTTTAGATACTACCCGTACCATGATGATTGACCTGCAGTCCATGGGGATTGAACTCGAAGTCGTGGATGTTGGCAGTCAAAACAGAGTGGAATTATGGCGGAGTATGCAAGATCCGCACCCTCAGCTTACAGCAAGAATCAGCGAAGGTGATGACGCTGATGATCCCTCAAAACGTGTCATTTGTTCTTACTGCGGAGGATCCGGCGATAATTATTATGGTTGTGCCTGTACCACAGTAGAGATTGAGGGCAAATACTATAAGCGGATTCCTTTTGGTTCGGAGAAATCTCCAAAGGATTTACCTTTCTGCCCTGATTGCGGTGCACTCCCTGGCCGGTATCACCATTCCTGCTGCGATGTTGAGCAGTGTCCCGTTTGTGGAAAGTCCATTTATGCTTGTGCCTGCCAAATGGCATTTGTATTCGAAGAAGATTATGATGCACGCGATGATGAGGCTGTTATTTTACAGATCACTCAGGCTGTGCACGCAGCATGTGAAGCAGATCTATCTAAGAGCAAGAAGGCGGAAGTACGAGAGTATGTTGAGGAAAACTACGATCCGGAGTTGTCCTCGGAAGAAAATGCTGCCCTTATCGCAGTTATGTACCTAAGCGAAGCAAAGAGCGCACGTAGTGCCGCTGGAAAAGCACACGCCAAGTCTTCCGGACATTCCGGAGGGCGCAAGAAGAAACGCAAATCCAGGTAAAATGTAGCGCATCCGCAAATTTTTCCATTTTTCCTCTTGCAATTTTGTAATGAAAACTGTATAATTTTCATTACAAAGGAGGTGCTGAAATGGAATCACAGTACCAAAGAATTGCAACCATCATCAATAATGCGCCCCACGAGGCTGTTTTCGTTGCATCTGATTTCGTAGACATTGCTGATATCAACACTGTCCGTCAGTGCCTCTCCCGGCTGGAACAGGCTGGA